TTTTTTAAGTCTGTCAATAGCTTTTTTGAAATTTTTATATTCTTTAATCATTTTTGGTTTACTTTTTCTAAACTTTTGATGTAAAAAAATATTCATATATCTTTGTTTTAGGTATATTTAACAATTTACTTATCTTAATTACATCATCTTGACTAAAAGCTACTATTCCATTGATTTTTTGACTAAACGCTCCTTTGCTTATGTTTAAAGACTTTGCTACTTGTTCATGAGTTAAATTTTTACTTGAAATTCTTTCTCTTAATTTAGTATAATCATACATTTTTTTCACCTCTTTTTTGTTTATATTTTCTAAACTGCAATTATAATACTATACCATTTTTCAAAAGTCAATACTTTTTGCAAAAAAAGTTTAGTTTTTTTAAATTACTTTTTTCAAAATGTTTGACAAAACTAAACTTTTATTCTATAATATTAACATTGGAGGTATAAAAATGAATGATTTGATTGATACCTTTGCAAATCGACTTTCTTATGCTTTAACAATAAGAAACCTAAAACCTATTGAATTAGCAGAAATTACAAAAATAGATAAATCAAAAATCAGTTCATATATGTCTGGCAGATATAAAGCTAAAACAGATGGTTTAAAAATTATTGCAGATGCATTGGATGTTTCTCCGATTTGGCTTATGGGATATGATGTACCTATGGAAAAAGAATCAAAGGATAAGAATAATTCTATTACCTTAACAGAATTATATAAAGATAAAGTTCCGCTTCTTGGTATAGTAAAAGCAGGATATGATTACTTAGCTAATGAGAATGTCTTAGATTATGTTTCTATCTCTTTTAAGAAAGAAGATAATAATTATTATGCCTTAAAAATAAAAGGTGACAGCATGGAAACTGTAATGTCTGATGGTGATATAGTTGTTGTTCATAAACAAGAAGATTTTGAAAGCGGTAAAATATGTGTTGTACTCATTAACGGAGATGAGGCTACAGTAAAGAAAGTATACAAATTAGATGATGGAATAGAACTTGTTGCACTTAACCCTGCCTATCCTAGTCGAAAGTTCACTGCTGAAGATATGAAGAAAATTCCTGTACAAGTAATTGGAATTGTAAAACAATTGATTAAAAATTTTAATTAAATAAAAAACGAGAAATGTGCTTCATTTACCACAACTGACACATTTCTCAAACCACACTATTGAAAGTGTAAATTTATTATATCTAATAAAGCCTACATTTTCAATAGTAAATTATAAATTTATTATTAAAATGGAGGTTATTTTTTATGGAAAGAAGAAACACAAAAACTAAACAGGTTGGTAATGGAGAAGGTTCATTATATCGAAGTGAAAAATTAAATTGTTGGATTTTTCAATATTATGATACTTCTGGTAAAAGGCAAACTATAAGACAGAGAAAAAAAGAAAATGTAAAAGATTTTAAAGCTCGAGTTACTGAAATAAAAAGTCAACTCAATACTGGAACATATATAAAAAGACAAGATAAAACTATAAAATCTATAATAGAAGAATATATTAAGCAAAAATTTAATGATGGAATTACAAAAGGTTCTTCGTACAAAAGAGACAAAGAAACATTAGCTACTATGGAAAGATGCTGCAAAAATCTCATCACAATTCCTATTCAAGATGTTACTTTAGCTGATATACAATTATCTAAAGAAGATATGAAAAGATATGCTCAATCTACTATTGATAAAATGTGGAGACAATTGTCAAAAGCCTTTTCTATCTCATCTTCTCCCTCAGTCAGATTGATACCAATTAACATTATGAATGATGAAAATTTGAAAAAACCAATATCTAATAAAAAAACAAAAAAAATTATCCCTCTTTCTAAAGAAGAACGAGACAAATTACAATCAATATTAGATATAGAAGAATATGAGCACCCATATAGAGATATCGTTAAATTAGAATGGATAACAGCTATGCGTATTGGAGAAACTCTTGCACGATCTAAAGATGATATAAGTAATGGTAAACTTCATATTCACAATACTCTTACAGAAGACGAAAATGGAAAAACGATTCTTGGAGAACACACAAAAACATATAATAAAAGGACTCATATTGATGAAGGCGAAAGATTTTTTCCTATATATCCAAATTCTGAACTAGAAAAGCTTTTAGACAAACTACTAAAAAATAAATTAACTAACATATATAATTTATTATTTTGGGATTATAACAATTCTACATTTGTAAGTGATAAAGAAATAAATTCCTGGTTAAAAAGATTAAATGATAAATATCAAATATCTAGTAAGCCTTTGCATAATCATAGGCTAAGACATGATAGGATAACGCAATGGAAAGAAGCTGGAATGGATATAAAAGCTATTCAATATTTAGTTGGTCATGTTGAAGATAGTGGTATTACTGATGTTTATATAGATATTTCACAAGAATATGCCTTTAAAGAATTAAAAAAAGCAAATTAAATCTACTGCATTGCTATTGCATTACTTTGATAAAAACAAAACTATATAAGTATTGAAAATTCAGGCTATATATAGTTTTGTTTTTGGCCTTGGGCACCATTTTTATATCATTTTGCGCCACTTTTTGAAATTTTCTAACTATCCTTTCCCTTATTTTTCAGGTCTTTTACACTTTCCATCATTTCTTATAAATGTACAAATTTTTATCTACTGCATTACTTACTGCATTACTTTTATAAACACGCATTAAATCCTTTTTCTATACCTTTCTTATAGATTTTAACTATTGTTTTTCTAAATATTTTTTGTATTATTCTCTCTTTCCAATTCAATTCCTGCTTTATCTCATTCAAATATTTCTCCATGATTTCACCTCATAAAGAGCATATATTGTTTTGTGTTCTCTATGGAGAAAGTTTTTAAAAGTCAAAAAGTAACTAAAAGTGTATTTTATATAATTCTGTTTCTTGAACTCTTAAAGCTAAAGCTATTCTTATTACAACAGATAAAGTCGGCTCTTTTTCTCCTCTTTCAATATTACTAAGATGGCTTTTTGATATATTAGTCATCTTCGCTAATTCATTTAAACTTATATTCTTCTTTTCTCTCACTTCTCTAATTCTCATTTCTATTCGCATAATATCACCTTAATTTATTATGCGAAGATTGTAATATACTATCCGTTCTCTATGGAGAACTTAAAAAACTAAGCTAGGAAATTCTAGCTTAGTCCTCTACAAACCTTTCGGCTTATATATCTAACACCTTAATTATAGCACTTTTATGACTATTTTTCAAGTTATTACATTTTTATTTTAACTAATAAGTAAATTTTACTTGATTGATTATTGAAGAAATGTTAAAATATTTTTGAAAGGAGGGAAATATGTTTAGACAAATTAAAAGGCTTATAGTTTCTGTCCTCGAAAAACGAAAACTACAAGCTCATCAAAAGCAACTTTGGTCAAAAATAATGTTTATACATCACATGTTTGACTAAGTTGCATAATAATTATAGCTAATAAGCTTAGTTTCTGTCAATAAATAATATGAGAACTAGTTAATAACTAGTTCTTTGCTATTTTTTCTATGCATTTTGAGCAAATCAACTTGTCACCAAAGGCAATTAAGTCTTTATCTCCGTTACAAAAAGTACAAGTTGAATTATATTTTCTTAAAACAATACTCTCTCCTTTGACAAATATTTCTAACATATCGCCTTCCATAATCTCTAGTTTGTTTCGAAATTCCATAGGTATTACAATTCTACCAAGTTCATCTATCTTTCGCGTTATTCCATTTAACTTCATATACTATTACTTCCTTTCAGTTATTCCTATATAGGATAATATATTAGAGGCTAAATGTCAATGCATATATTTTCTGATAAAATACAAAATATCAAGGAGAGGTGCAAAAAATGAATGGAATATTTGATTTGAAAAATTATGGAAAAGTGGAATTTAATATAAAAGATATCATGAAGAAAAAGAATATTACTAGAAATAAGTTAGCAAATTTAACAGGTGCAACTTATAATGTAATTACTCGTTATTATAACAGCGATATATCTCGACTTGATTTAGATGTTCTTGCAAGAATTTGTTATGTTTTAGACTGTGAAGTTTCTGATATTATTGAATATAAAAAGTAAAAAAAGAGCTAGTAGAAATAATCATCTACTAGCTCATATAATTATATTATTTCATTTTAGAGTTAACTATTTTTTGGATTGAGTTATATTCATATCCAGCTTGTGCTAGTTTATCTTTTCTAGCTTGTCCTTTATCCCACAATCCTTTTATAACTTCATCTGCAATTTCTTCATTTGATTTTTTGTTTGGTACTGATATTTTTACTCCCAATATTTCATTTACTTTTGCTTGTACTTCACTATATAAAGAACCTAGTGCTCGTTTTCTTGCTTCTCCAGTTCCGTATTTCCCAGCTATGACCTCATTTGCTAAATCAATAATAGACTTAGTTTCTTGAACTGTTGTATTTTCTGTAACAGTTGTTTTCTTTTCTATATTGTAGTATGTAAGTATCCCCTCTGCTATCCCTTTTGCTATTTTATTTGCATATTCTTCAGTCAAAATAATCGGTGTATCGTTTTCGTTATCCATAAATCCACATTCAATTAAACACGCTAACATCTTTGTGTCACGAATTATAGCAAAGTTTCCTGTCTTAACTCCTCTATTTTTCATTCCTGTTGCTTCTACTGCTTTGTTGTTTATTATTGTTGCCATTCTACCTGTTTCTCCATGTAAACAAGCATCATTATACACATATGTTTCTATTCCTGTTCCTCCACCTGCATTATGATGTATAGATACAACTGCATCAACATTAGCATTATTAGCATATTTTACTCTAGTATTTAAATCTATATCTGTATTTCCTGTTGTGTCATCTAGTCTCATTGTTTCTATTCCGTTTTTATTTAATATTTCACATACTTTTGTAGCCACTCTGCTATTCAAATTCCATTCTCTAGTTTCATTTGCATCAAATTGTTTTGCACATCTCTTTCCTGCAGTATTCAATCCATGTCCTGCATCAATTCCTATTTTCATAATTTAATCCTCCTTATAAAAATAAGGTAGCGATTTTTTATTTAATCGATACCTTTTCTAATTTTCTTTATTATTTAGTTTTTCTTTTATTTTTTCTGGGATTGGTAATCCTAATTTATCGCAATTCTCAAATAATGATACTATCTCCATATAGCAAACATACACAACCATAAAATACATTACTACATCTATGCCAAATGCAAATTTAAAAAGAAACCCTACTACTATGTAGCAGAGTTCCGCACATTTCTTACCTAACCCATTTCTCATTTTTGAACTAGACACATCATTATCTTTCCATGCGTTATAGTACCCTGTTATTATATCTAATACCATCAAAATTAGTGGAACTCCTATAGTCCACCATATATTTGTAAAATTCAAATTCATTAGTTCTCCCATAATTTATTCCTCCACTTCTTTAATATCTAATAAAGCTTGTACATCTGCTCTTATTCTTTCTGGAACATCAGAAATCGTTTTTAAGCCTTTTTGTATTGCTCTAAACCATATTTTAATCATATACTATTCCTCCTTTGCCTCTGATAGTTCTATCATTGCAAGTTGTAGTTCTGTTATTTGCTCTTTTAAATCTTCTATCTCTGATTGTGGATTGATTGGCTCTATATAGTTTTCATTTGGATAAAATCCCTTTTCTTCTGTGTAACAGTATTTTTCTGCTACAACTTCTGCAGGAACTTCCTTTACTTCATATATGCCTTTGACCAATGTTGATGCTATTCCTGTACCATCTCCTAATAATACATTTCCATTTACTTCATAAGATATTTTCTCTTATAGCTGCTACTCTGTTGTCGTGGTAAGTTACTATATACATTTTAACCCTCCTCCCTTTCTATATAATCTGGTACAGTTATTTTAACTAGCTTTCCATCTGCTCCACTTGATTGTGCTACTCCTGCAATAATACTATTTTCATTTTGTAATTTTTGAACTTGCTTTATTTCTGTATCAGATAAATAAAGTACTTTTGAATATTCTAATGAATTTCCAAAATCTTGTGCTTCTATAAATTCCACAAAATTTCCAGCTGCAATTATCCCCCTTGCCATAGCTTCTTGTACTATACCGATTTATTTTGATACTTTCTTCATTGCCGAGGCAAATTTATACTTCCTATCATACTTGCACCTCCTTTACATATTAGAATAATCTGGTACTATTACATCTGCTATTTGCCCTGATGTTGCATTTGTTTGTGCTATTCCTGCTATTTTATCATTTTTAGTTAATACTTTATTTATAAAATTTTTTATTGTGCAAATTTTAACATATAAACTACCACTACTATAAGCAACACATACCATCGTATCTGATAATGCTGTTCCTGATATATTGGCTAAATTAAATGTATCTAACTGTACAGCTGGTTGTATTGTTGTTCCACTTATAGTGCAAATAGCTGCATAAGGTCTACCATTACCATAAATAATAAATACTTTATTAGCAGATAATTTGATTATTGATGATTTAGACATAGAAGTATCTGTAGTTAATAATATATTATTTCCGTATTGTTATGATTGTTCCGTTAATTTCACAAGCCACCATTTTAGCATTATACTTACTATTTTCATAATAACTATAAAAAATAGCTACTTTAGTATTTGATAATGCTACTGCTGATAAGTCTCCCAAAGAGTGCGAATCAAATTGTGCACTTGTTCCGTGCTGTTATTGCTGTTTCTGAAATTGTACAAATCATAATATTTGAATTAACTCCACTATTATAAGTAATACATACTTTTGTCTGTGATAAAGCTACTGCTGAGATATACATTGGAACAGATGAACTTAATTGTGTAGTCGTTCCGTATGTTTATAGTTGTTTCATTGATTTCACAAACTACAGCTGTTAATTTCTTATTAGTAGTAACATAAGCAATAGCTGCTTTAGTTTCTGATAGAGTTACTGTTGATATTATATTACTGCTACAAAATGAGTCTAATATTTTATTTGTTCCGTGCTGTTATTGTTGTTCCATTGATTTCACAAACCATACCATATAAACGATACTCATAACCAGAACCTGATTGACCATAATTATAGGCAATCAAAACTTTATTTTCTGATAATGTTGTTATTGATGCACCATAATTACCAGAAGTTTGCATAGTTAAATGTAAATACTTTCCGTGCTGTTATTGTTGTTCCATTGATTTCACAAACCATACCACGCAATGAATAATTACTAGCATAATTTAAGTAAAGAATAAATGCTTTATTTTCAGATAATGCTACTGTCCATATTTTTCTTACACTAGATGAATTTAATTTTGTTTCATTTCCGAATTGTTACTTCGTCATTAACAAATTTAACAAAATCACCAACATTAACATTTCCATCAGCTTCTACTTCATATTGTTTTATTATTCCTTCAAGAGGGCTTCCTTCATTTCCGTTGAGGTAGTTTTATTTTTCCATTCATCTATACGCCTCCCTCTGGAACAGTATTTTCTATTGTAATATCCATTACTATATCTTCTTCTGGTTGTACTGATGTTATTACTTTAAAGCCTCCATTATATGCTTGTATATATCCATCTGTTATTTTCTTTTGATTTTCCAAATCTGGATATCCATTTACTAAAGTGTTTTCTGTGATATTACTATTTATGATATCATACTCAAAATAGCCTGTTTCTTCGTTTTCTATCCAATTTGAAGCTAATAATGTTATTGTTTTTGATTTTATAGGGTCTGCTTTATTGTTAATTAAGTTTAATAAATGCCCTGCTGTATCTCCATCAAGAATATTTTGTACATTTTGAAACCAAATATTAAATTCTTGCTCAAAACTTTCTTGTGCTTTTTTTAGATTTAGCTCTCCTTCACGCATTACTCTTTTTAGCCAGTCCATATATTGATTAAATATTGTGGTTGTATCAACATATTGTAATTGATTAGCTACTATTCCACAAAGTTCTGTATTTATTCTTAAGTCCGTTATTTTCTCCTGAGTAATCTCAATAGCATTTGCATCAACCAATATATCTGCTAGTCCTATTTCATATATGTCATAATCTCTTTGTAGTTCTGGTGCAATTGGATTACCTTGTGCATTTCCTTTTTTTATTGCTAACTTTATACTTCTATCTACAAAATCTAATCTTGCAACTATTCTATCAATTCTTGATTGTAAATCACTTTCTTCTAATTCAAGTACCTCTGCTGGTTCTACCCATCCCATATATCCATTTATATAACATACTCCTATATCTACTTTCACTTTCATGCCTTCTGTTGCAAGTACCTGCATGTTTGTAGATGGGTTGGGAAATACGCCATTTGAAATAAACTGGCTAAAATATTTTGCAAAAAAAGAAGCCTCTTCGGCTCTATCAAATACTGGCATATTCTCTGCATCATATCCGTATTATTTCAGAATTAAAAAATCCGCTTCTCACTTTTATATCAACTCCTTTATCTTTTTTAAATTATAATCTTCTCCAAATGTAACATCTATTGTCTTATCTCCATTTTCATAACCTTCTGTAATTCCTATAATTCTGTTTTCTATTATTAGCCCTAAATCCTCATTTTTATAAACTACTTTATCACCTAGATTAAAGTCTTTTCTATATTCTAGATTTGAAAGAGAGTCTATCTTAAAGTTAGATGTTTCTATTTTATTGCACTCATTTAATTTTTCATTTCCTCTCTCAAGTAACATCTTTTCGTAATCACTAGCTGTTGTATTTTCGTCACTTTGTAAATCCCTTGCATCAACATATAATTCTCTGCGTTCTTCTCCTTCTTTTACTCTGCTTATTGTTCTTTCTATGCGTTTCTTAGTTATAGTCACATTGCCATCTTCATCTGGAGCACTTTTCACCTCAATTTCTCCCTTTACATAAGCAAAATTGCGATAGTTTCTATTGTCTATACAGTAATTATCCTCTAATATATTTTCAAAATTTCTTGAAAATATAGCCCAACTGTTATTATTTTGAGTATCAACTCTATCTAAGCCTTGCCATACCTCAAAAACCATCTGCTGATTATCAAAATCATACCAAAGTCTTATACTTAATTCATCTTCCTTGCAAAGTTCATATATTTTTTTTAGTACATTATCTCCTGTCATCTGCATTGTACGAATTCTTCCAAGACCTTTATATTCTCCTAATGTTATACCTTCTATGCTTCTATTTCCTGCATTTATGAAGTATGTACTTACTAGATTTCTTATAATTTCCTCTGTAGTCTTATTTCTAAAATACTGTGTTTGGTCAATTACTCTATCACCTAATATGCTTTCTAAAAAACTTCCTGAAAATTGTATATCCGTTCCATTTGTTATAGTTTTATAATTAAATGTCTCTAAAATTCCTGTTTCTTCAAATTCTTTAGAGTATATGTATTTAGCTTTTTTAAATTGTTTTATATAACTTATTCCAATTTGTAAGTTAAAATCTCCACATTCATAATATTTTCTATTCCATACTAAACTTGAAAAATCATCTACTAATCCACATATTTTAAATTCTTTATCTAATAAAAATAACTCCATTTTATGCACCTAAATACTTTCTGAAGAATTGTACATTTATATCTACATTTGTACTTCCATTATCACATTCATATTTTAAAATATTCTTTCCTTTTCTGATACTAAAAAAGGAACTATTTCTATCTATCATATGGATAGCATTAGTTCCATTTAATATAATTGATTTTTTTCGTGGATTAGTATTTATTATTAGTTGGTCCCAATGTTCTAATGTCCTATTTATTTTTATGTATTTATCATTGTTTAAAATCAATTTTAGATTATCTAATTTTCCTCGCTTAGCTGTTACTATTATTTCTAAGCCAACTTCTTTATCTCCATCATTTACAAGTGGCATATATGGTCTAAATGTTTTATACCCCATAGGTCTACCTTTAATAGGTGATATAGCAAGCGGAAAAGTGAACTGTGGACTAATTAAAGTTAAATAATTTCCACTATTCTTTGCATCTGAAAAATAGGGGTCTTCTGTACATTCTAAAGTTATAGTAAAACTTATATAATCAGTCATTTTGTTAGTAGTAAAATCTAAAGAAGATATATTGTATTCTATCTTTCTGGAAATATGATTCCTAGTTATATATAGTATTCCTCCTTGTCTAGGATTGAAAAATCTTATCAACTTATCTCTATTTATAAGTTCTCTTTCATTTTTCTCTATATCTCCAAATATTATTATTTCTCTTGGTTCTACTTTTATTGAAGATACTGCTGAACCATCTTGTTCAGATGCTATTGTATTTATAGTATAGGAACTTGCTTCAATCCCTTTAATGTCTATTAGCTTTATATCAGCTCTGCTATTCATTTCTAACTTATTCTTACCACATTCAAACACTAAATTATGCTTATAATCCATATGCTAACCTCCTTAGTTGTTGCTTTGCTTGTTTTTGCTCTTCATAAGGTGTTGCTTGCTTTTCATAAAAGTTCTGCGTATTATTTATTACTGTACTATTATCATTATTGGTTGTTTTAGCATTATCTTTGTCCGCATTTAATACAGCTGTTGCACTTAAGTTAGTACTTAATTTTTGAGTTTCAAAATCAACAGCAGATTTCATATCTTTATATACACTATCTAGATTATCTGAAAATCCTTCTCCAAGACCTAATGCCAAATACTTTCCAACTTCTTTATTAAAAACTCTAGATGGAGAATGTATTCCAAAGAAGTCCTTTATTTTATTTATTATATCGTTGCAAAATCCTGAAATTTTTCCCCAAAGCCAACTTGCTGCATCACTTATACCTTCCCACAATCCTTTTATTAAGTTCTTACCAATATCTACTAACTTACTCGGAAGTTCTTTAAAGAAATTTATTATTGAATCTACTGTATTCTTTACACCTTCCTCTGCTTTTTGCTTCATTTCTAATATCCAACGCAATATATTAAGTACAACTTGCACTAACCATTCCCATATTTTGCTTGGTAATTCTTTAAAAAAGTTTACTATATTATCTATGCAATTTTTAACTCCATCTTCTGCTTTTGATTTCATGTCTAAAGCCCACTGTACTATGTTAATAACAACTTGTACCAGCCACTCCCATATTTTACCGTGGCAATTGTTTAAACCACTCTATTATTGAATTTATTATATTGCTTATACCTTCTTCTACTTTTTGTTTAATATCTAATATCCATTGAATTACGCTTGTAATTAGTTTTACAAACATATTACTGGCAAGTCTAGGTATTTTCTGAAGTATATTCCAAATAGCTTCTAAAATCTTAGGTAAGTTTTCTACAATAGCTACTATTAACTTGCCAATTATTTCTGGAATTTTTTCAACTAATTTAGGTATTGCTTCCATTATTCCTTCAGCTAAGCCTATAATTAGTTGAATTCCTGCATCAATTATTACATCAATGTTATCTAAAAGACCTTCTACAAAAGATATTAAAGCATCAACTGCTTGTGGTATCAATTCAGGTAACATTTGTGCAATTCCTTGTATTAGTTGAACTATTATTTGTATCCCTGCCTGTAAAATTTGTGGCAAATTATTTAAAATACCTTGAACTAACTGCCTTAATATTTGTCCAGCACTATTCATAAGTTCAGGTAGGTATGTGGTTATTCCTTGTATTAACTTTTCTACAATCTCACTACCAAGCTTTAAAAGTTCTGGAAAAGCTGCATTTATACTAGACATTATGTCAGGTATTGCCTCATTTACAATTCTTACAACATTTTTTATAACATCTAATAATGTATCTGTAACTTGTCCTAAATCTCCTGAACCACTTAAGAAATTATCCCAAGAAGCTTTCATTGAAGAAAAACTACCTTGTAAAGTTTCTGATGCTTCTTTCGCAGTAGTTCCAGTTATACCTAATTCTCCTTGTATAACATGGATAGCATTATAAACATCTGCTAAATTAGATATGTCATATTTAACACCTGTTATTTTTTGAGCATCTTTTAAAAGCCTTTCCATTTCGGTTTTTGTACCACCATAGCCTAATTTAAGGTTATCTAACATCGTATAATTTTGTTTTGCAAAACCTTGATAAGCATTTTGGATAGCTTCCATTGATGTTCCCATTTTGTTAGCATTATCTGACATATCAATAATTGCCATATCTGTTACTTCAGCGGCTTTCTTTGTGTCATTTCCTAAACTTTGTAAAAGGCTTGCACTAAAACTTGTAGCTGTGCTCATATATTCTATTGCTGACATACCTGCCGTTTTGTAAGCATTGTTAGCATTCTTAATTACAGTCTCACTTGCTTTTCCTAATTCGTTTTCAAATAATGTTTCAACTCCACCTATTTGCTGTTCTAATTCTCCTCTTGCTTTAACACTAGTTGTTACTATTCCTGCAAAAGCTGTTGTCACTGCACCTACTGCTATTGAAACGCCTTTCAATGCACTTGTGGCTATACTTTCAAGTTTTTGAAAGCCACTTTTTAATCCTGTATTATCTAACTTTGTGTCTATTGTAACTGAACCATCTGCCATTTTTATTTCCTTTCTGTCAGGCTCATTGGCTCAATTTAAAGACTTTTTTATTTTTTAACACTATTTCAACTTCTCTTTTGCAATTTTTACATAAAAAAAAGACACTTTTACATTCAGCATCTTCTTTATATTTAGCTAATTTTTTTTTGCAATATGGACATAAAAACCAATTTTTCATATCCTACTCTTCTTTCTTTTTTTATTATTACCAAAATGCTTTTGCAAAATCTGATTCTTTTTCTTGAAGAGTTCTCATATCTGGTAAATTATATATTTTCTTCAATTTTTTGTATTTATTCTTTTCTTCTTTATCTTTAATTTTAGATAAATCAATAGCTCTATAACCCATAATTTTTACAAATCGTGTATTTTCATTTAGCCCCTCTAATAATGCTCTAAACTTCCACCAGTGCAAATACTTAATATTATTTAAATCTATCCTATATTGTTCCATAAAAGCACTATATATATATTTATCATCAAATTCATAGCTATAAATTTGTTTGTTACTTTCTTTTTTATTATCATTTTTTGTTTCTTTTATTTTGTTTATCTCTCCACATTTATAAAACCAAACCATATCATCTAAAGCTTTTTTTATATCTACAATTTTCTCACAATCATAATATAGGTTTAAAGCTAATTGTATTTTATCATCTTCCTTTATTTTATTATCTTGCATTAAGAGTTCAAATTTGATGCTTTCCCTAAAATCACTTCTTATTAAAAGACCTGATGGAGTACATCTTGGTAACTTATCTAACAAAATATTTTTATTCACTATCTATTTCTCTTTTCATGTTTTGAATTATATCTTCTTTGTTCTCTATTTGGCTGATATCTATCAAAAGTAACATTTAATTCTCTTTCTTTATTTATCTTTTCTTTAACAATATCTTCAAAAGCTTTAATATGGTCCATCAAATTAAGTTTTCCATTAAACATTTTATTTGAAATTCCTTCTCCGAAAGACATTATCAAAAAAGCTATTTATAATTATACATTCTTCTCTAATTGCTTGTGATGCCGGCATCTCTATATTTCTTTTGTTTCTACAAGACTCTTGTACTTTTTCTGCTTCTTTTTCAAATTTCTCCATATCATCAGCATCTAAAAAGTCAAAATCTACTTCAATATCTCTTATCTTCATTTTTACCTCCAAAATAACAAAGGCTAGAATTAACTAGCCTTTTCAAGTATTATTGTTTTATAAACAGCTGTATTATCTACTGTGATAGATATATTGCTTTGAGATGTATATCCTGATTTACTGATATTAACTTTTGAGTAATTTCCTTTTGGTAAATCAATCATTGCTATACCATTTACATCTGTATATATTGTATTAGATGAATTTAGTGCAATTTTAGCATTTACTACTTGTCCATCTTCATCAGATATATTAAATGTAACAAGTTGTGTTGCTTGTTCTCCAATTGCAACAAATGATATTGCTGTAATGGTTGTTGTATCAGTTCTATTACCTTCAAGTACTTTTGCTACGCCTTCTATCATTGAACCATTTGCTTTAAAAGCTCCACTATATGTATATGCGTCTGTTGAATCTCCATCACTATCAGGTTGTATTGACCATAACCTATATTTAGCTTTATATCCACCTTCAACAGGTTCATTAAAGTTTACAGTAACGATTGGTATAACTTGTCCTACAAGTTCATCATCATGTACTTTTGCAATAAGATTATGTACTGCATTACCATACATTCTATCAAATGCATAAGCAATTTCTGTTGCATAAGCAATTACATCTGACCTTTCCGTTTTTTCATCTATATATCTTCTATCATATGTAGAAGAATTTAAACTTTTGCCTCCATCTGTAAATCCTTTCATTCTTTGAAAAGTTGTAGCTTCAAGTGTTAATCCTGCAAAATTAACAATATCGGCTCTGTTATAAACTTGTCCTTCTTGCATTGTAATTCCTCCTTTTTTATTTAAAATCATAATATGTGAAATTCATTTGTATAATATAGATTGCTGTTGTTTCAGTCTTTTGTAAAATATATCCGTGGACTTGTACACTTAATAGAAAAAGCACCTTCTATTTCAGGAAAATGCTTTGTTCTATTTTGTGTTTCTACCCATTCCATAAAATCCTCACAAAACTTGCTATTTGCTAAATTAACTATTGCTTGACTTGAAAGTGGTGCAGTAACAGTAAAATCAAACGATATTTGTTTTTTACTTCCGCTTCCATCTATAAACTTTTGTATTTCTGGTGTTGTTGGTGTTCTATCTACTGAATAACTTTGTGGTTTATCTTTTAAGTAATCAACATTTATCTTTCCACCTTTTAGTAATGGGCATGTTTCAATAAATTTCTTTATTGCTTCCATTTTTGAAATTTCTTCTTTTTCCATTACTTACCACCTCTTTTTATAAAATTTTCTACATCTTTGCATACTTCTTTTCCTCTATCATTCATCATTCTTTTATCCCATTGTGGTCCTCGTTTTGGTTCTCCTTGATATGTCATAGGCTCATTAGATATTTTTCTTTTAACTCCTTTAGGCCTCGAAGCCCCACTAGCTTTATTTCCTACATAATGATAATGTGAATAAGAAGCTATGTACTTAATTGAATGTTTGTCTGGATATCTTTTTTGATTTTTTAAGTGTGTTCCTGAACCTGCACCATAAGGTACATAATTGTCACAAAATCTATCAACTGTATTTCTTAGAAATTCTGTAACTGTTCCATCCTCGTCTAATCCGATGGTCTTTTATTATCTTATTTGCACTATTCATTTTTATCTTTAAATTAAATCCACTACCTGACATTATTCTGCTACCCCTATTTTATAGTGCTGTAATCCACCTTTTCGATTGTCATCTACGCTAACAACCTTAAACACTTGATATTTGCTCATCAACACATTTAAGTCAAATTTATCTTTTACAATTCCTTCAACTATATAATCTTCTGTACTAATATCTAATTCTTCGGTTGTTGGGATAGTTATTGAGCCTGTACTTCCTTTTTCAAGTCCGTTTATCTATAAGGTTAGCCTTTTTATTATGCCTAAAATAAACATGTTCAAAAGGCAATCTTGTAGGTTTATCTTCATCTCCAAAATGATATACCGTTATTTGATGTATAAAAAAACTCATACTAACACACCCCACAATACAAAAGTGGTTTTCCATCAGTTCCTATAACATTCCATAAATAAGCTTTAAGTATAGAATATTTGTCTTTTTCAAGTTTTTTGTCAATCTCTTCTGGGGATAAATAACTTTCTTGCCAGCCCTCTATATTTTGGGATTTTAAATTCCCCATTTTAACTTTTTCTTTTTCAGCTTTGTTAATTAAATCAATAATTAAGCAAGTAACATATTTGACTTGCTCTGGGACATTGTTTATATCAATTCTTCCAAAAGTTTTACTATCAATATAATTACTTGCTTCTATTACTATTTTTTCAAAGTTGTCAGGTATGCTATCAATACCTAACAAGGTTTTATAATCATTTTCTGTTATATATTTAAGCATACCATGCCTCCTATTTTGTTGTTAATTTTGCTGTTTTGGTTATGGCTGAGTTCTTTTTGATTTGAACTGCTAAAGCGTTTGTTACTGTATCCTTATAAACCATTCTACCTTGTAATGCTGAAGCCTTTACATGTTTTCCATCTTGAATTGGATTTATTTCTGTTTCTGCTTTCCATGCATCTATTGATTGACACCATCTTTTTGCATATATAATAAATTCAACATCTTCTGGTAATAAATAACATGGTTTTGTTGCAACACCTGCTACCTTACCAATTACTCCTTCTCGTACTAATTCAGCTCCTATTGTCGAAGCAGTATTAGCAAATTTTTCATCTGTTAGTAGTAGTAACTCTGTATCTGCAGAAATTGCTATTCTCATTTCAGATACTTTTATTCCTCTTTTCTTCATATTAGATACTTCTTTTGCTATTTTTGAATATATATCATTTGTTGTTAGTGGTGTTGTATCTTCTGATACTGTTCCACCTTCTACTAAAGCATTTATTGCTGATTCTTCTAGTGCTTTTCCCACAACATATCCTGCACTTTCAATCCTTTGTGCTCTAATGTTATCTGGAACTGTTTCAGCTTCATATCCATCAATTAATTCACTGAATGCCTTTTCTTGGTCTACTGGTATATCAAGATAATCTGTTGCCGATTGTGTCATTGTGATACCATTTAAAATATCATAATCTGATAATTGAATATCAGCATTTCTTGTTGGTACTTTTACCATTCCTACTACTGGGTCTCCCTCATAGTCTCTACTAAAATCATTTCTAATTGAAAATTCTTGTCTTATTAGTGGAACTATCTCATTTGTATATTTTTCTTGAGATTTATGTGTTCCTGTTTTGTTAATTGAATTTGCCATTCTTATTTCCTCCTTAATTATTTATAAAGTTCAGGATGTTTGCTCTTAAGTATTGCCATAACGCCACTATCCTGATTAGTAGTTTGTTTTTGTGTATGTACTCCATTTGAAATACTTTTGTTTTCCTCTGATTCTTGACTTTGTTTATATTTAGAATTATCTTTTAAAAATTCTTCTAAATTTTCTTCAAAGTCGCCTTCCATTTTTGAAACTTTGAATACCACATAATCGACATCATCTACATTTACTCCAGCTTTTAAAACTTTATTTTCATGTTCCAAGCTTTCATTTTTTGATAATGCCTTTTGGTACTCTGTTTCTTTCTCAGATTGTTTTTGTTCAGCAGTTTTTTGAGTTTCTTGCCAATCTTTGAAAGCTTTTAATTCCTCTTTAGTAGGCATTCCTTTCATTTTTTTGGCAACCATTGCATCAGCTATCTTTTGAGCCTCTGCTTTCACATCGACACCTGCTCCCTCATTTTGATTACTAGTAGTTTGAGTATCTACTATCCCAGTTTCTTCGTTTCCTTCTACTGTTTTGGTTTCTTTTGTATCATTATTTTTGTTGTCTTCCATAACTTTCCTCCCGTTTATTGCCCGTCGGCTAATTTCCCAGTTTCTTTAACGCCTATACCGTAAAAAGGCATGAAAAAAAGCCGTATTACTACGACTTTAATTTATATTTAATTTTTATATCTATTTTATCCCTTTGTCTTTAAGTATTTTATCAAATTCCTTTTTGCTTTTTTCTCTTGCTTCTTTTGTGTTCCATTCTTTCATTCTTTTTTTCATCTCTTCTGTCATATCTTCCTCTTTAATTTCAACCGCTCCTACATCTTCATGCCATCTTGGACTTTTAAATAACTCTTTTTTATTCATCTATTTCCTCCAACAATATATGATATGTATTTTTTATTTTTTTAATCTCTCGAACAGTAAATTTAGATTTTCTTATATATAGAATTTCTTGTTCTTCGACATTATACTTTCTTATATCTCTTCCATTTTTAGATTCTATATATAACTCAACATTGCTTATTTCATTGTATCGTTCTCCAGAAGTTGTCGATGTATAAGCCTTATATTCTATAGTTCTTCCAACCTTATGAATTTTCAAGAACTGCTCTAATTGTTCACTATTTAATTCTAAAGAACGAGTTACTAACCCCGTATATTTAGGCATTTTATCTAGCATTTTATCTAAATTTATAGCTAATTCTTTTTCTGTCTTACTCAATTTTGTATTGTTTCTCAACTTTTCATTTATCTTATAAAAATCTGAACTGATATACTTGTTAATAGCATATTGCTCCTTATCAGTTAGTATTATATCAGTTTTTACATCTTTTGTCACTCCTATTCTGCCTACTTTTAATCTGCTATAATCTTTTCGTAAAGATGTTTGTTTCAAAAAGTCATTTAACTTTGTATTATGTTGTTTTGATTTATTCTGCATATTAGCAAGATTGTTCCTTGCTTTTTCTAATAATTTATCATCTTTAGTGGTAGATGTTAATATACCTTGCAATTCTGCTATATTCCTTTTGTCTTGCCTTATCTGTCTTTCCATCTTTCGTTGCAATCGCTGTGCATCATATCTGCTTATTTCTTGTCCATTATATGTAACAGTTTCATTTGCCATTTTTTCTAGTTCCTCATTTGTATAAGTTCTAGTACTTCCTTTATAAAAAGGCATCCAATCGTGATTACAATTTACGCCCTTAAAACCTGTTATTTCGCCATACCCTATATCATCTAAACTTAAATATCCAGATTTACCACTAAGGCTTACTATTTTTCCTTGCCATTCAGCATGTTCTGGTCTAGCTCCTGAATGTGCTGTAAGCTCCATTAAGTCCCAATTTAGTTCTTGAGCTCTTAACATTTGTAATTTTCCACAGGTTTGATTTACTCCTGTTACAACGTTCATTCTTACAGCACTTTCAACATTCATTTTACGCCCGACTTGGATACTCTATTAAAGCACCTTGACTACCAATATCTTTTATTGCATCATTTATTGCCTGAGCATAGCTTTTTACCCCTGTACTAACTTCCATATAAGCTTTATTCATAGCATTATAAAACTGTATTTGTGATGTTTTTGCCGTTGTCATAACTAAGTTGTTTAAATTATTATTTGTTTTTATAGCTGTTGCTTCTATTAGCTGCATTATACTTTTGCTTCTTTGTATTGGTACTGGATTTAAACCTGCCTCTTTATAAATTTTGTCATCAAAACTAAGTGTTTGAGCTCCTGCACTTTGAAAAATTTTTTGTATTTTTTCATATGTTTGATTATTATGCTTTGCTACTAGACTTATAACTTCTTCATACATATACCCCATTTCTTGAGCCAGTAGTACATCATTTAATACTATTGTATTTGCATATCCTACATTTGCAATTCTTTCTGATATTTCTTGTATGATTTCCAATTCTAAATTAGTATATATTTGATTTGCTTGTTTTTCTATCGTTTCAAATTGTTCAGGAGTTAACATCTAAATCACTCCTTTTATACCATTCCAAACATTTCTGAATTGCTTTGTTTTTCCTTCTCTATTTCAGATAATGCCTTTTCTGCTTCTTCTTCACTCATACCTCTTATATTCATCATATAGTCTTTTTTTGTTCTTAGCCCTTGTAATACTTCTTGTTGTGCTTTTAATTGTTCTGTTTCTTTGTCTTCTATCATACTATCATCATGCATAATTTTGATTTCCTTTGTTTTAATTCCTTCTAGTTCACATATTGCATTAACTAAGTCATATATTACATCATCAACTATTATTTGATGATGTATTTTTGTCCTAAAAGCCTCACTATTCTCTGACATTACCTCTTTTATTGTTTTGGATGCTACCGACTTACCATCGAATTTATAAAAATTGCTGCCTAATCCTACATTGCTAGATAACCAGTTAAGTTCAGCATTTATGCTTTCTATATGTTCCTGTGCTCTTAAATTGAAATCTATCTCTTTTGCAGGTTGCCCTTCCATTCCATCTACTGCAACATAAACCTTATCATTTTTGTCAAAATACTGCACATACTTTACTTCTCCAGTATTTACATTATGGTCAACTTTTGCCTTTAAAGTAGATGAATCTACAATAATCCTCTTTTTGCCTAATTCAAACTCATTCATAAAACTATCATACTTTAAATCTATTGCTTTAAATCTGTCAATACTATTAGCAAATACAGAAATACCGTAAAGGACTTGATATATCTAGATTATTTGCCAAATTAGGTTTAAATACTTGAAAATGTGGTGTTTTGGTTTTTACAATATATGGATTTTTTACCTTTGGAAACATAGATGAAAATTCTATTTCTTTACCAAGTTCATTATCAGTCTTGGATTTATATAATTCATTATATTTTGTATATAGTTCTCCATTAAATTCATGATAAGTTATATGCGTATAATAAATATCATTCTTGCCTGATTTTTCTTTAAATCTACTTATTGTAATTAGTCCTTTAATATAACTATTAGTAACTAAATATGGAATAACTAAATCACCATCTATATAATCAATTATAGTTTTATTATCATCTTTATATTCAACTAATGCTCCACTTCCAATTGCTAAAGATTTTTCAATAAACATTGGTATATTTACAGTAAAACTATTTTCTTTGCTATCTAAAACTTCCCATAATCTTTTTGTTGCTTTTTGATTACTTAAATTTATCTGAGTTTTTTCAGTCCATAGTAACTTTGAGAAATCCTCACATACTTTTTTTGGCATATTCATTGTAAGGCGCTCGCAAGTGCATGTAGTACCATCAGCTAGATGAGTTTTATAATAATGAAAGTCATTTACACTACCACGATACCACTCTTTCCAAAGTGCCATAAAATCATACATATTTCCAACTATTAAGTTAATATTCTTTTTACTTAAAACATTTGCTATATTATTGTATAAATCCATTCTTTCCTCCTAGAACTTTAATCCTATTTTTTGTAGATTATCTTTTACCCAATACTGAAAATCGTCACATGAATGGTCTCCATATGAATAAGCATAATCTTTTGAATATGTATTATAATATTTTTCTCCATTCAAAAAAGCCTTTTCCGTTTTATCGGGAACTGGCTTTCCTTTTTCTGCTGTTCCTTCTATCCAGCAGTAATTTTCTATTTCTTTTTTAAATATCTGATTGTTATTGTTATTTAATACTCTAAACTTTCTTTTTGATAAGAAATCATCTGCAAAATCTATAAGTCCATCTATTTTGTTTTCTCCTTTATCTACAGGATGTAATCTTGTTCCAAAATCTAAAAAATATTGATTTCTTAAAGCTCCTTCAGCACTATCTATTGTTTCTTTGTCTACTGGTGCTTTGTATTTTTTAATCATTGCTATTTTAAAATCAAATATATCTTTTGACTGTTGACTTGGTGCTTTCTTATTTGTCTTTTCATTTGGACTATAATAATATGTATCTAATCTATACCAATAACCATCACTACCATAGCCATAACATCCATCACTAATTGCAGATGTTTGATGTCCACTATCTATTGAAAAATCTAAATATAGTATTCTTACTTCGTTTTCTTCAAGATAATTTTCAGGAACCCATTCTATGTTATCTGGATTTAGTATTAAGCCTTCTATTCCTATTACTTCACCTAAATAAATCCATCTATATCGTTTTTCGTCATTTATTTGTAAATTTTCTGCTTCCTGAATTGCTAATTTCCCAACCCATTCAGGATTTACTGTTCTATAATCACTATGATGTATTAACCAATCTTTTTGTCCTTGCTTACTTTCTATCCACTTATTCACCCAATGGAACTTATTTTTTGGTGGATTATATGAATATATAGCCATAAACCAATCATTATTACCTCTTAAAAATGTAGCCTTTATTTGTTCAATAGTTTCCTCATCTTTAAAACCTGTTAATTCTTCAAACCATACTATTTTTATTAGCTTATCTTCATCTATTGTTCCCTTTACCGCTTCAAAATCTTCACCACCTGCAAAATATATGGTATTTCCATTGTTAAACCTAATCTCCATTGGAGCTACTGTTGTTTTATAATCAATATTTTCAACTAATCCAAGTCGTTTACATGCTCTTTTAATTTCTTTATATACGGACTTTCTTAAGTCCGTTTTATGATTTCTTAAAGCTACTGCTGAACAATTATCATTATTTAAACAATTATAAACAATCTTAATGGCTATCATTGATGACTTAGTTGAATTTCTTCCACCCTTATAGACTTGATTGGTTTTCTTGGAATTAAATGCATCGTAAAAATGTGGTGCTATAATATCTCTTATTTTTACTTTAGTCATTATCTTCATCCTTTGGTAAATCGTTGATTATTTGTACTCTATCGTCTTCATTAACAGTTTGTTCATCTCCTACAATTTTCCTAATTTCTTGTATTGCTTGAACATCACCATTTAATCCTTTTTTATATAATGCTACTAATAAAGCCATTTGATTATCTATATTATCTTTATCTATTCCAAGAAGTTTCATAAATTCTGTTTCTTCCTTTAAAACAAAAGGCAATGCTAACATCATTTCCATTTGTTCTTTCATAACTTTACGCTGTCTTCTTACTTCACCTGATTTTTTACCGCCTTGTCTTGCATATTCTCTCTGTTCACTCTCTGTTCGTTTATTCCAAGGTATTAAATTTTTTTCATTTGCCACCAACTCCCACCTACTTTTTTGTTATATAAAAATAAAAAGCACTTTTTATAGTGCTTTTCTTTAAATATTCTATCATTGCCTTATTGGTGCTCCAGCATTGTCTTTATATCCTCCTGTTAAAATTTTAATTAAATCTAAAAACCATCCAAGGCTGAAAAAATTAAGAGTAATTGTTTTTATCAATCCACTTCCTATTTTTCCTAGATAGTAATCATGTATTCCAAAAAATCCACCACATATACATAATATTAAGGTCATTTTTTTACTTTTATCACTTGTTATAGTAGTATAATTCGCCATAACCCCATCTCCTTTTGGAGAAATTTTACCATATTACAACATAAAATGTTAATAAGTTACAAAAAGTTATATTTTAATCTTCTTTATTTTGAACTTCATAAACTTCTCCTTACTCCCATATTCCTACATACCCTTGCACGGTCTTTTGCTGCTTTGCTAAACGCACTAAAGGCACTTTGTATCCTTCAATTTTGCTATCATCTTTTTCATAATCTAGGCATTTGATTGTTTTTATATCCTTTTGTTCTATTATCATTATGTTTTTATTACAGTTTTTACTTTTACAAGTTTCGCATAATTTCATATACTTACCTCATATTATAAACACTATAAAGAGCATCAACAGATAGCTGACATACTGTTAATATGGTCTTGTTTGACAAACTCAGCTATATGCTCTTTATGCTATTTATATAGAACTCGCTAGGAAAGTTCTAAAAGGAAAAAATAAATGAAATGTGGTATTACTATATATATCAATTACCTAGCATATTGATAGCACTTGATTGTTTTTTATTTTTATGCTAAAATCAATGAAAAGAATATTAAGGCAGAGTGACCACCCAAAAAACTCTAAAACAATAAAAAGAAAGGAGAGTTGTAGTATGCAGAATATTATTATTTCAAAAAACAAATCATTTTTCTCAACTCTAAAATCTAATCTCAAATTTTCTCTATCTATTCCTTTAAAACTTGTAAAATTAAATATAGAGTATGGTCACTCTTCCTTAGTATTCTTTTTTTGCAATATAAAAAGCTAGATTACTCTAGCTCCCTAAAAGATATATTTCATTCAAAGGCTGGCACTTGGACTAGCGAGCCATTTCTGACTGTGCCTTTTATTTTATTGTGGCAGGACTTTTTTTATAGTTTCTAGAAAACTTTAGCATAATAAAAGTCTGCAAAGTTATTTTACATATATTTCATTATATATAATATCACATGTCAAGGGGGTCATAAAAGGTAAAAAAGAGGTCTTTTTATAATTTTGAATATTCTAATATCGCCTTTTTTATTAGTTTTCTTGTGTATCTATATTCTTTCTTTATCTCTACAGATACCTCTTCTATTTTCAAGCCACTCACAAACCTTAATTCTAATATATTTCTAAATGGTTGTTCTACCAATTTTATTTTATCAGTAATATGTATCAAATTTAACTCTTCTTCAGTCATTATTTCAATATGTTCAGATATTAGATCTAATAAAGCAGCTATATTCTTAGCCATTTTATCATCATCTGAACTACCTCTTGGCATATCCGACAATATAGCTGAAGTATTTGTTAACCTATCTTTTGCTTCCTGTATTTGATTAAGTTTCCTATCTTCTAACTTTTTACTATATAAATATGAATATAGTTCCTTTTTAGCTTCTTTTTCTGTCATTTGTACCTCCATTTACTATGTTATAATATCTAAAATATGTATATGGTTCTGTATTATCTTTAACAATTTCATTTATAGTATTTCTTTGTATTCCTTGACTTTGTAATAATTTAACAAATCTCTTTTTAGTCATTTTTCGTTCAAATATTGAACTAATATTTTTCAAAATTATTTTTCCTAAATTGTATATTGCTTCTGCAATAGGTTTTATAGCCTCAGTAACTTTTTCCCAAGTCTCTTTTATTTTTAACCAATCATCTTCTTGTATATTTATTTTTTTACTGTCTGCATCACAAACAATTTCTGTTATAATTCCTTTTTCATATAAATCTTGTATATTTTCTATTGTTAATTTCTCATAATCAAATTGTTTCATTCGTACCTCCTTATTTTATACTGCTGGCCTTAATCCTTTTATTTTTCTTGTATATTGTTTTAATTCCTCTTCTTCTACTTGTTTTGTATGTATTCCTAACTCATGCTTAGTAAAAGACATTTTTATACCTGTTTTTTCGTCCTGAAACAATACATGAGCAGGATATTCTTTTATAAAAATCATTTTTCTACCATTGTAAGTTGGTATTATCATTTGAATCCTCCTTATTTTTATCTTAATATGTACTTTGCCTGCTCTCTCTTAAGTTGTTCTCTTGTTTTATAAAACTTACATTTTCCCTCATTTTTACAATCTAATTCATTCAAAGCATTACACTCTTCTTTTTCTTTTCTATATGCAAAACAATCTTCTTTAATCATTTTGTTTCCTCCTTTTTGTTAATTTTCTCTATATATGAAGTAAATAGTATTGAAAAAAATACTATCCACCATGTTTTAAATATTATTGCAAGTATTGTAAAGCAAATCAATGTTATAGTGTTTTTAATTATTACTAATTTGTTTAAATATTTATAACATTCATAATCGTCATTCATGCTTTGTTTATCTCCTCTCCATTATATTTTTATAAATCACTCTCTCAACATAAGCCAATGCTTCATACTTAGTTATAAATCTGCCGATCGTGCCTATGTCTTACGCTACTTCTTATTAACTTAATATACTGATTATAGCTTCTCTTATATAGCTCGGCTAATTTATTTTTATCTATTCCAGCTTTCCATTTTTTTAATATTTCTTCTTCATTCATACTACATAGTATGAGCTGTTCAGTACTGTTTAATGCTGTTCATTTTCTAATATTTCTTTTAAAATCTCTATTTTATAATCTCTTTCAGTTATCATAAATTCATCTACTGAATTTCTAGGACACTTTTGCCATAATTCTAATATTTTTTCTTTTACCGCTTCTACAGATATAGAATTATCTATATAGTTTAATACCGCATCTAAATTATTATATATTTTATCTGTATCTTCAAAATCTGGATTATCTAAGTCTCCAAATATACGATATTCTTTTGACATCTTCTTTAAAAATGTAACTGCTTCTTCTAATTCTTTATTCATATGTTAATCTCCTCTCTTGTTTATACCCCTTCTTTTTGATAAACTCTGACTTCTCCTAAATGTGCATTTTTCACTTCTCTGCTTAAATAAACTTCTTTTCCGTCTTTCAAAATATAATCCTTTCCTTTTTTACCTTTATAAACCACATATTCTTTATTGTCTGTTAGCCTAATTGTAAAATAACCATTTAAATTTAAATTTGTTAATACATAATCTTTTAATGTTATCTCATCTGCTTTATTCATTAGTCCTCCTTACCATTGTAAATTATCTATCTTTAATCTTGTTTGGTCTGTAATTAACGAAATAGAATTATCGTCAATTGCAATAACATCTACATTTGTATTGTTATCTATCCACAAATCCATTTTTTCTAACTCTTTATTTGATAAGCCATTAAGCATTGCTTTTAATTTAATCAATGTATTTTCCATATTATTTCTTTTCTCCTTTTACAAATTCTAATATTCTTCTATCTTCGCTTATCCTTCCTAGAGTTTCATATGTCCCCTCTATTACATTTCCATCTATATAATTATCATTCAAGATTTCCAACTCTTCTATATTTGTTTCTAGCTTTTCTATTAACTTCTGTCTATCTTCTATGTATTCATCTATTCTTTTATTAGCTTCATAGTTATCTACTTCTATTTGTTCTATATACCATTTCATCCCTCTTGCCCAACCTGCATTATCTCCTGCCGTTTCCATAAATTCTATGTAATTATTTAATTCTTGTTTACATGTTTCTATTTCTTTTTTACTTAACATTCTTTCACCTTCTATACCATTTTTTTATAACTGCTTTTTTATTCATGATTACAAATTCTCTTCTATCTATCAATTTAGAATTTAATTTTTTTAATTCTTCTACAAATTCTTCTAAATTTTCAAAATGTTCAGCAGTCGCTATTATTTCGTTGTTTTTATATAATATAAATGGTAGTAACATCCACTTTTACCTCCAACATTTCTAACACCCTAAGCACATTGGTAAACTATATTTTTTTACCTCACATCTTCATTCACATTCTCATAACATTTCTCACATACACCATACTTTACTGCTAACTCTTTTTTACATACTTTGCAATGTGTATGCTTATCTAACTGTTTTATTGCTCTTGTTAATTCGTTTATTTTGTCTATACTTTTAGAAAAATCTTCAAATCCGTAAATTTCTTCAAATCGAATACTTGGTTTCAGTTCTTCAATTTCTTGTATATCTATCTCATCATTATCTTCTATTAGTTCAAATGTATGTTTTAACAGTGGAATTATATTACACCCTCCATATTTAACATGTATAAAATTATTATTTTCGTATTTATATTTTTCTCTATTACTTTCATCGTAAAACTCTGCTCCATTTTCTATCTTTTTATCTGCAATTGCTTGCATTAACTCTGTTCCTTTATATTTCATCTTCTTTCTCCTCTCTCTTATGTATTTCTCTCATTATCTCTTCTATCTTTGATACAAGTTCTTTTTTATCCTCATATAAAATAATGTCTTCTTCTTTTCTATCTATACAAGCTGTCTCTAGCATATAGTATAGTCCGTCTTTATTTACACATATTTCTGCTATTAAATCATCATATACACTTACTTCTCCTTGATGTTCATAAACTACCCATACTCGCTGCCCTACTTCATATTTACTCTCTATTTTCATCTTTTTGCTTTCCTTTCAAAAATTAGTCTTCCTCTGCTGCAAAACAACCACACCCTCCGAATATCAAACATATCTATCTGATTTTTGTCTTTTTCATAATCTTCTCTTAATTGTCTTAATGTATATGTGTATGTTTCGCCATTTCTTATTTTCTTCATCATCGAAACATCTTTTCCAATACTCTTAATTACTTCTTGCTCTTTTTCTTCATATTCCTTAAATTTTTCTGGCATTGTTTCAAACACATGAGCCCAATGTCCTTGACCAGCTTTACAACAGAACCCCCCGCAGTTATTATGAGCAAAGTTCAATTTATAAAGTTTTGGTACTTCTATACATATTTCTTTTAGTTCTTCTAGCATTTGTTCTTTTGTTAAAAGTGGCTTTTCACACATTGGAAACTCTACTTTATATGGCATCCAGTTTTTAATAATTGCCTCACATCTGTGTATTTCAGTCCAGTCTATTCCTAAGTACAATATACATTCATCTTCTTTGTAATGCTCTTTAATCCACTTTCTCGCTAAATTACTTTTAAGTATCTTGCTACAATGTGCAACTCTTGAATTACCTAAAAATTTCACATCTTTGTAGATTTCAAATGGTGTTCTTCCGTTCTACTAACCTCACAAACTCACATTTTAGATGCATTATAGTATCATTTATAAATCTATACAAATCTTCATCTTCTATCAATGTGTCGCAGAATAGTAGTATCACATTCTCTTTCCCGTATTTTTCAACTACTCTTTTTGCCGTAAAAAAGCTACATATCCCCCCACTGAATTGAATTATATGTTTCATATTTCCTCCTTAACAATATATTTCATTTGTTCAAATTGTTCTTTTGTTATCCAAATATATCCACCTGCCATTTTATTTCTACCAGTAACACATTGACTAATATTTTTCCTACTTATTCCTAAAATTTCTTCAACTTCTTTTGCCGATTTCCATTCTTTCATAAAATTAAGATTTAAATCTAATTGAATAATTGCTTTAGTTTTATTATCCTTACAATATTCTCGGACTGCTTCTCTTTGTTTCTTTGTATTTTTAGCCAGACCAGTCCTATAAGCATGTAATTCGTTTTCACTTCTAGTACACCATTCTAAATTTTCTACTCTATTATCTGTTTTTACTCCATTGATATGGTTTACTTCTGATTTCTCACTTTTCTTATTTAAAAAGGCTTTTGCTACTAGTGTATGTACATTATATTTTCTGTTTTGTCCATTTTTACTTAATTCCACTCTCTCATATCCTTTTTTTCCTGTAAAAGTACCTTTTATTTTTTCCTTGACCCTTCTTTTACTATTTTGATATTTTGTTATCCTTTCTAAAGATTTTATTCTTCCTAAATTACTAACTTGATATAATCCTTTATACCCTTTTATATCTTTCCAATATTCTACTTCTATTTCTTTAGACATCTATGTTTCCTCCAATTCTACAATTACTTTGCTTTCTTTTGCATACTCAAAACTATCTATAAAATTAGTAACTATTTTTCTATTGTCATCTGTTAATACTCCTGCTTGGACTAATGCATCTAATATGAATTTCTTAGCAAAGCAAACATTGTCTAAATCTCGTTTTTTATTTTCTTCTATCCAAGTAAAATGACCTATAACTGGTTTCTCTATCTTTATATTTCCTAATTGTTCTAAAATGCACCAGATTATATATGCTTGTTCTTTTTGTTTAGCTTGGTTTCCTAAGTATCTATTCTTTCTGTTTAAATTTGTATATTCATTTAAGCCCATAAGCCTTTTATGTATTTCAAATCTATATTTCATAGTTTTATCCTCTCCTGTACTCCATAATTCTCTTGTTTTCTATCTATCATTTCACATCTAGCTTGTCCTGTGAAATTATACATTTCCAATTTAGAACAGCCATAACATAAGTTCTTTTCTAATGCTGTTTTACATATTCCCTTTAATTCCTGATATTTGTTCATCTTATATAATATATATCCCTTTCAAATATCCTTGAAACTACTACTTCTTTGTATTTTTCTTTTTTAGCAAGTAAATATGAAGTATATCCATCTATTAACTCATTGTATTGATTTATTATTATTTGCTCTTTGAAAAATCCATATTTCTTATAGAATCTTCTTTTTTCTTGCATTTTCTTTTTACCTACTTTACTTCTTTCAAAAGCTCCTGTTATCCAGATTCTATCTAAATCTATAAATTCTTGATTGTATTTTTCTAATATCTTATTTAATAAGATTCTATATATCTTTTCTTTTAATTTCATCTTCTAACTCCTATTCTATTGGCATTTCATATCTAAAACTTGGTGCTCCATGAGGTTGTCCTGCTTTTAAATCTTCCCAACTTTCTATTGCCTCCACTATTTCTTGTAATACTTCTTTTGCTCTTTCTTCTGTTTCATAAATACCTATATTACAAGTTCTGTTCTCAGTTATTGATTTTATTTCATAGTCTCTTTCCCCATCACTATTTAAAATATGCTCTTCAATTTGTATTCCTACTGTATTATCAAAAGTAATTATTACTTTTTTATCTTGACTGACTATTATCATATCTTCCTCCTATATCTTTTCTACTAATCCAGCTTGAATTAAATCATATAATATATTCATCGTTTCATTACCAGTATGTTTTACAATAATTGCTCTTGTATTTTCATAGATTGCAATTGTTCCTACATAATCATAGTAATATTCCTGATTACTTAAAATCGGAAAATTACTATTTTGAATATATATAAATCCAAACTTTTCTAGTTCTTTTAAATCTATATTATCAACTATTTTTAGCATTTCTTCCTCCTATGAAAAATGTTTTTCATTATCTTGTATAAACTTATCCTCAGCTAACATATATTTCTTGAAATATATAGTTTCTCCATATCTATTTTTACCTTGTTTGTTTTCACTTACTATCTCATAACCTTGCTTTTTTAGATTAAATATTTTTGCACTTAATCTTGTTACTCCTAAATCTTGAAACGCCTCTAAGCTTGTTATTCCTTTATATCTCTGCATATATTCTAATACTCTTTCTTCTTGTGTCATTTTCATTTGTTATCACTCTCCTTTATTTATCAGTTCTCTATAATACACATAATCTCCATCATGTAATGATTTTTTACAGATTTTTTTATATAAATTTCATTTGATTTAATGAACTTTTTAACATAGTCTAGCTTCTTTTTACTTTCTTTGCTTAATTTTTTATATTCATTTTCAAAATATTCTCTTACATTACAGCCATTTACAATAGATTGTATTTCTATACTTTTAAAATTAAACCATCTTCTCAATAATACATATCTTATAAATTCTATACCTTGATATAAGGCTCTTGTCTCATGCTTCTTACTACTAGCATCGTATATGTATATTGTATTTCCTATTGCTAAATCAAACAGAAAATTATAATCTAAATCTGCAATTATCTTATCCCAACACTTGCTTTCACATAAAGAACTTTGTATTCTGACAAATTTATAATTTTCAATTTCATTTATGTATTCTAATCCATTAGTAAGATTTAGATAATTTATTATTGCCAATTACTTTCTCCTTTCTAATTTGCATATAATTTACTAAAATCAAAATTGCTATAATCCCTTTGTTCATGATTTGCAAATACTGTTTTACTCTCGCTTCTCAATTGTGCCACATTTGGCATAAACTGATTATTTTTTATATGCGTTTTTATATTTTCAATATATTTATCTTTACTCATATCTTTTAAATTCTCATAGAATAGCTTTAACTGTTCTGTTGTTAGCTTTCTGTTATAGTTATTTTGCAGTAAATGTATTCCCTCCATAAATTCGCTTTTAGTTAGCATTTAAGAATTCCTCCTCTGCTGTAATATTGCTTTGTTTTGTGTTTTCTTGCTTTGCTTCTATTAGTGTTTTTATTCCTGCCTTCTGCCAATTATTTAATATTGCCTTTATATATCTTCCATTTCTCTTATTTGCTTCTACACTTATTTGCATAGCATAAATAATTAGCTCTTTTCCAAGTTCCTTAGTATAATCTTCTAAAACCTCTAAAGTGTAAGGTGTAACTAACCCAATGTTGTTATTATAAAAATCAATGACCTCTTGCAAACCGTCAACACAACTGTCGCTTGCATTATTATTGTCATTAACATTTACATTCTCATTTACATTTTCATTATCATTATCATTTACATTAGTTTCCATTTTGCTTTTGCTTTGCTTCTCTTTTGCTTTCATTTTGCTTCTACTTTGCTTGCCATTTTCATATTTTTTATAATTTGCATCTAGTTGTGGCTTTACTAATGAAAATATAGCTTTTGCAACTCCTGTCAATTCTATTTCTTCTTGTTCTAATGCATACATAGAGATTGCTTTATATATCTGTAATTGTTCACTTTCTGGTACTTCTTTTATTGCTTCATAAAAGCTTCTATAAAATATGAAACTATCTCTAGTCACATCTTTTTCTCCTTTCGTAAATTTAAGCTTAATAGTTGATAAGGCTCAACTACTAAAGCCTTTGTTCAATATATAACCTCATTGAGATATGTCTATTCCGCCATCACATTTTACTTTTATGCTTAATTCTTATCTGAATAATAATAAAATGCTATCAATGCTATGATTGTTAATATAAATAATATTGGTGCTATCCAAGATGCTAGCCCTATTATTAAATCTAAAATAAAGTTTAGTACAATTATTGTTATTAAAAAAACTAATGCTTTTAAAATTGCTTTAAATACATTTTTCATATATTCTTTACCTCCATTTACTATAAATCAATTTTTCTTTGCTCCAACTTGTCCCATAAATGCTTCTTAAATAGCTTTCTACTCTATCATCATATACTTTTGTATTCATTCCATTATCTTGCTCTCTGTGGCAATCTGAACAGCCTGTATATAGGTTCTCTGGTATTCCCATTCCTCCTAAGCTTCTTGGTATATAGTGACAACATGCACATTCTATTGGAACTAACTTGTAGCAAAATATACATCTCTGCTTATCTCTTTTCCAAACTATCTCTTTTACCTTTCTAGGTATTTCTGTTGCTTTCGTTTGTTTATACTTTTTGCTTTTCTGTCCACTTTTGTCCTTTTTCTGTACATTTTTCTGTTTAGGTACAGGACAGAAACTATTACTTAAATCTGTTGTTATCATTTATTTTTCCAACTTTCTAACATATTGTTTATTTCCGCTTCTGTTTTAGTTTCTATCCCTAAACTTTGTGCTAGTCCAACTAATAAATCTATTAGTAAGCTCATCTCTTTACTATCATATGTACTAGAGCCATAATAACAATGTACCTTAACGCATTTATCTTTCTTGCATACCTCTTGAACTAAAAATCCTAGTCCTTGATTTTCCCATATTCGTTTAAAGTTCTCGTATGCTTTTTCTTCTACTATCATTGCTTCAAATGTTCCAATTTGCTTTATTGCATCTTGATATACTTGTTCTTTTGTAATAACTGTTCCATCTTTACACAGTTCTTTTGCAATTCTGTCACATAATACCCAACAATAAGCATTTGCATCTAAGCTTCTTTTATTTCTGTACTTTTTTAACTCTATATTAAGCTTATTTTCCTTTTTTAGTTGTTCAACTGCTTCTAGTTCATTTATATCTAAAAGTATGCTTATTTTTGATTTTCGTGTTTCAAAGTCTATACTCAAATCTGTTATTGTTCCTGTTGTTTGCAAGGATAAACACCTTCTTTCAACCATTTAGTTAATAGGTCTAATTTCGGTAGATATTCTTCATTGATAAATTTTTCATCATATTCAACTTTATAAAATTTCACTCTATCAATGTCTATCTCATTAAAAAAGTTCTTGTAATCGTTTTCTCGTAAAGCATAAGCTACTATATATAAATTTCTTGTATTGTAAGCATACATTTCAACTTGAGCTTGTCTCCAATATTGTTTCGTTACTTTAAACTCTTTATCAATATTGTGTGTCTTTACTTCATAGATACAATCTTTGCTATTTCCATCTAAATTAACTCTTAATCTATCCATTATTATCTGTCTATCTAATTCTAGATTTGGAATATTCAGTGCTAGTAGGATTTTGTGTTCATAGTTAGTTCCTGCTTGCATAGCTGTATTTTTTAAATCATTCTTTCTTATTCCTAATTTTTCAAGCCACCAATTTTCAAATGTTTTTGTATTCCAATTGCCTACTACCATACTTGTATCACTTGCACCTATGTAATAACTTCTATCTTGTGAAGCTATCATTCTTTCATTTCTCCTATTCTCTTTTCTAATCTGTCTAATATCTTAAAATATGTAAAATAATTCTTTAATTCTTCTTCACTTATGTCTAAATTACTTGCAATTTTTTCTAATGATATTCCTTGTTTAATTTTTGCTGTAACTAATTGTTGCAATCTCTCAGAGATTTTGAAAAGACTATGTTTTGATAAATCATCTTCCCAATTGTTCTTTTCATCATCTCCTTCGTTTTTTAACCAAAGATTAAATCCTAAGCCTGTCCTTATTGCTACTCCTTTTACAAATAGTCTTGTCTGACAATTCCACAGTCTTTGTTGTGTCATAGAGTTGTCTTTGACTGGATTGCTTCCATTTGTAACTGGACCTCTCTGTATAAACTCTAAATCATCTATAACTATTTTTACTGCTGTTTCATATACTCTATTTGTTATTCCGTTTTTATCTGTAAATGTTTGCTCTGTCATAAATAAACTACTTCCTGTTTTTTCGTTAATAACTGGTTCGAAATATACAGTTGCTGCTCCATTTTCATGTAACAATTCAACTACTTTAGCCCAGTTAAGATAATCTGCATTATCTCTTTTTTCTACCCATTGACTTACATCAACTTTTCTTAATTCATCATAACTAGCTAATGCCATCTAACAATTCCTCCTCATATTTATCTTGATATCTTCTATCGTCTTCTTCTCTTAAATGTTCTTCATATTCTTCTAAATCTATATCTTCTCTCTCCCATTCGCTATCTATTAACATTCTATTTTCAATCATTTTCTTCTACCTCTGTTTTTAGTTGTTCTAATCTTTCTATTGCACTTTGTAAATTTTCTATTGTAATCCATTCTGAAGTTGCAATATATACACCTTCTCCTGCTTCTTCTTCCCATCCTGCCTTGTAATACCTCAAGCTAAAAGAGTTTACATGTGGTGCATAATCCAAAAATACATCTGCTTTTGTTTTATTTGATATTTCATAAGCTAGATCTAATAGCCTTAACAATAATTCTTTTTCCATACTTCCTCCTCTTGCTTTTCTAATTTATTTCTGCTATAATTTAATCAATTAACTAATTTTTTAATGTGTTGTTATCTTTGCCGAGATAACAACTCTTTTATTTTGTCGTGTGATTCTACTATTGAATAATTATTTATGTAATATTCTACTTCTGCTATGAAGTTCTGTAGTTCAGAATTATTTTTCAATACTCTTATAAAGTTGTTCTCTTGCAATGTCTTTGTTTCTTGTAGCTTTTGGTTCATTTCTTGAATCATACTTTCTATTTCATAATTTGTATAACTATTTTCAGCTTGTAATTCTTCATACTTAATCATTTGTTTTAGTATCATACTGATTAAAAACATTGCTACAATGCACATTATTCCTATAATTACCCACATCTTCTTTGCCTCCTTTCTTCTCTTAACATTTCTAATTCACATACCATTTCGTCATACTCTTCAATGCTTATTATCATTTCGTCATATGTCATTGCGACTATTTGAATTTTTTCCATCTTCTTTATTTCCTTTCTTTTGTTTTTTTATTTTATAAGTACATATATAAACATTGAAATGTATCCTATTTCAAATGCTAATGCTTGTACTATTGTGATTAACTTTTCTTTTCTCATTTGTTTTTCCTACCTTTCTATTAAATAATCATGATTTACTGATATGTAATCGTTAAATGCTTTTCTTGTTACTTTAAATGGTCTTGTATAACGCTGTACTGGTAATTTTGTGTCCTGAAACATTCTTCCTAACATATTTATACCAATGTTGTATTCTTTATTGATTTGTTCCATTGTTAGTAATTCATAAGGGTCTTTACATTGAGTATTAAACATCAATAATTCGTTTGTTTTCTTTTGCTCTTTCACAAGTTCTCTCAATAATTCTTCCATGTTCTTCCCCCTTTCTCTTTAATTCATGTGTCAGTTGTGGTTTATTTTTTATAATTAAATTTCAAATCACTCTCACCCACTTTCTGCTATTATCTTATTACTATTTTTTAAGTCTGTCAATAGCTTTTTTGAAATTTTTATATTCTTTAATCATTTTTGGTTTACTTTTTCTAAACTTTT